GGCACTGTATATCTTCAGTTTGGATTGAAGAACCGTTTATGATGTTCGCAAAAGGTGGATCATCTGCACAGACAATGTCGAAACTATCTTCTTTTAATGGTATGATCCAATACGCATGCTTAAACACTTTCGAGTTCGACCCTAGTATGATTAATGCAAACCACGCTAGAAAGACTTTGGGTATAAAGATCCAAAGAGAAAAGATATGCGGAATTAGCACCAAAGAACAGATTCTTTCTTGGGTAAAATCTCAACTTCCTGGATTTAATTGGCCAACAAAAACTTTAAAGTCCGGGCCAAGGAAAGGCTTGGTCATCCCAGCGCCTAGTTGTTATGATATCGCTGATTCTTATGTCGTTGCAAAAGCTGGTTTTGTAAAATCTCAAGTCCCTTGATATAATGATTAATGCGATCAGCTCAAAATAAAACAGCGTTTTTAAGCAATGTTTTTTCTGATGTTTTACACTCAAAAGATGGCTCAGAATTATCTGTGCGATGTCCTTTTTGTGGAAAACCAGGGAAGAGCAAGATGTGCATTATTATCGACACCGATGTATATCATTGTTGGGTATGTGAGTCTAAGGGAAGAGGCTTAGCAAAATTAATAGCAAAAGTTAATTCTTCAAAGGTCGAAGAATATTTCGAAAGATATGCCTCTATTTTAAAACATAAGGTTGAAGAAATAGAGCCGGAATTTAAGATAGAATTACCGGAAGATTTTAGAATGATCATGGTTGGTAATCGTACAGACCCTTCTTGGAAAGCAATTACCAGGTATGCTTTAAATAGAGGGTTTAACAAACAGACGCTATGGTCTTTCCGCGTGGGTTATTCCTCAACTTTTCAATGGCAGCGAAGGTTAATTATTCCATCATTTGATATTGATGGGAATTTAAATTATGTTACGGGAAGATCGATCGACCCTGAAAATACATTCAGATATAAAAATCTTTCTGCACCTAGAAATACTGTTGTTTTTAATGAGCTCGATATCGACTGGAATTCTCCTTTGCTATTAGTAGAAGGTCCTTTGGATTTGGTAAAAGTAAAAATGAATAAAACGTGTTTGTTGGGATCTTCTTTAAATCCCGACAGTCTTTTATTTCGTAGAATTGTTGAAAATAAAACACCGGTAATTCTTATTTTAGATCAAGACGCCAAAAGAAAAGCTCTAAAGATCGCGGATACACTTTCCAATTATTCTATACCTGTAAGACTTAATTTCCCCCCAGGAACCTCTGATTTAAACGATATGAATGAAAAGAATATTGAACATCTCATAAAAGCCGCTCAACAATATGACTATAGGCTTAAGCTAAAATTAAAACTAGGAAACTATAAATTATGACTATAAAAATTGCTCATATAGCCGACGTCCACTGGCGTGGGCTAAGCCGCCATGAAGAATATAGGGAAACTTTCGAAATATTTTTCGAAAAATGCCGAGATCTTCAACCAGACTACATTTATATCGGCGGAGATATAGTACACTCCAAAACCCAGAACATTAGCCCAGAGTTGATTTCAAACCTTTCTTGGTGGTTTAACGAGATGGCTAACATCTGCCAGGTTGTAGTAATTCTTGGTAACCATGACGGGCTAATGCTTAATTCCGATAGAATGGATACTATTAGTCCAATTATAAAGGCGATGGATAATCCAAATATTTCGTTTTATAAAGATTCTGGTAGGTTTCCTTTAAAAAACCACCCTGGATTTAATTGGTGCGTTCTCAGTTGTTTCGATACCGAGAATTGGAAAGCTGCCCGGCCAAAAAAGGGAGACGTTAATATTGCTCTTTATCATGGAGCTATATGGGGATCACATACTGATATGGATTTTATGTTAGAAGGTGATGATAATATTTCTATTTTTAAAGGCTATGATTTTGCTATGTTAGGAGATATTCATAAGCGCCAAGCACTAGATAAAGAAAAACGAATATGGTATTCTGGTTCCGTTGTTCCTCAAAATTTTGGTGAAACCCAGCAGAAAGGTTTTCTTTTTTGGGAAATCGAAGATAAGAAGAATTTTAACGTAAAATTTCACCCAATTAAACATGTGCATCCTTATGTAACCTTGGACTGGGAATCCAGTTTGGATGATTTAGTTAAAAGTGCTTCTAGTTTAAAAACTGGTGCAAGAGTTAGAATCCGAGCTAATGAAAGATTGCCCTATGCTTTAGCTAGAAAAATTTCTAAAAAAATAAGAACAGACTGCGGTGCGGCTGACGTTGTATTTAAGTATGATACAGCAAACAAGGAAATGCCGGTATCAAAAGAGATTACTGACATTGCTAAATCAGGCACTCTAGACGATCGGACTATTAAAAAGCTGCTTCGGACCTATAATGGTGATACAAAAAGAAATGAGGAATTTTGGACAGAGATAGACAACCAAGTTGATTCTGCACTTAATAATAGTCTAAAAGCCCTTCAACATGGCAATCGTTGGTCTATTAAAAAAATGGAATTTGATAATACGTTCGGCTATGGAAAAGATAATATGATCGATTTTTCTAAACTTAATGGAATCATTGGATTATTTGGTAGAAATAGAGCTGGGAAATCTAGTATTCCTGGAACTTTAACATACGGGCTTTTTAATAAAAACGATCGTGGCATTGTTTCTAATTTACACGTAGTTAATGCAAGGGCTGACTATTGTCAAGCAGCGGTTACCTTTTCTGTAAATGATGAGTTATATAGAACCGAAAGGCAATCCATTAAATGTATGTCTAGAGGCTCTGAAACCGTCATGACGCAACTTAATCTATATAGCGTAGATGATGATGGTACTATTGTTAAAGATTTGGCTGGCGAGCAACGTAGAGAGACTGAGAAAGAGCTAACTAAGCTGATTGGTACAAGCGATGATTTCCTTCTTACGTCATTTGCTTCGCAGGGCGGAATGAATAACTTTATTAATTTAGGTGGATCCGAAAGAAGAAAAACTATATGCAGGTTTTTAGGCCTAGATGTTTTTTCTGAACTTAATAAAATTTTTAGAGATGCTAGTTTAGAAACCAAAGCTAAAATGAAGACTTTTAAAGGGAAGGACTATGAAAAAGAAAAGACGGCCCTTTTAGAAACCGTCAGGGATTATCGGTCTAAAAAAGATGAATACCAGCTCTTATTAAAGGAATGTACTGAAAATCTACAGTCGGAAATGGCGGTATTGCAGAGTTTAACATCTCAAATACCTGAAGATGTTGACGATATACCAGCAATAGAAAGTAGAATTTCCCAATATGAGTCTAATATTACTGATCTAAAAAACAATATTAAAACTGCTGAAGAGAAAATCACCACTGCAAAAGCTGTTATCACCGGTGCCGATGCTGCTTTAGATAAAAAAGAATATAAAAAGTTGCGAAAAATGGTTGAAGATTGCGATACTATTTTTACAATGAAAACAGCGTGCAAAATCGACTTAGACAAGATCGATCAAAAAATTAGTGTTTTAAATAAGAAAATAAATCTTTTACGTACTCACGAGTATGACCCAAATTGTACTTATTGTTGCAACAACGAATTTGTAAAAGAAGCAAATGATGCAAAACTTGGTCTTCCCAATATAGAAAATGACCGCCTAATTGTAATTAAAAAAATAGACAATCTCAGTTCAAGGATAAATAAAAATGAATACGAAAAGGCTAAAAATTATGTTGATAATTTCGATAAAAGGAAATCAAAAGTTACCGAATTGAAGCTTAAATTATCTAAGATTGAATTAGAGCGAGAAAAGAATTTATCTGAACTAGCTACCCAAAAACAATTGTTGCTAGATTCAAATTCTACTTTAGTCGCCGCCCAAAAAGCATCTGATCCGATTTTGGTTGAAAGAATTGAAAATTTTAAGTCAACTGTAGATAATTTAAGGCAGCAAAATGACAGTCTCCAAGTACAACTATCTAAGATAGCCACCAAGATTGGTGTTTATCAAGAAAAATTAGATAGTTTAGACATTGAAAGAAAACAATACAACAAGATTTTAGTAGATTGGTCTGTTTATGAATTTCTAATGGCAGCTACCAGCTGGAGAGGAATTCCTGCAGCAATTCTTCAGTCTATGATACCTGCAATTAACGAAGAGTTGGGTTCAATCCTTCAAGATGCCGTTGGTTTTACCATTGAGCTTGAGGTTGATGACTCTAAAACCGAAATGTATATTAATTATGGTGATAGCCGGCGACCGATTGAGTGTGGGTCAGGGATGGAGAAGATGGTCTCTTCTCTTGCACTCAGGGTAGCGCTAACAAACATTAGTTCTTTAAGCAAGTCAGATATGTTAATTATTGATGAAGGCTTTGGGTCTTTGGATTCTGGAAATATTGAAGCAGTCACCGGCCTTTTACAAAAACTTCGAAATTGGTACCGTTTAATTGTACTAATTAGTCATGTTGATCTTGTAAAGGATTGTGTTGACGATATTATAGAAATTGCTAGTTATGATAAAAATGCAAAGGTAATTTATGGATAAGTCTAGAATCATAGAAAAAAAAGAATTCGACATAGTTATAGATGGTGATTTTAAAAGGTTAAAATTTGATTGCCCAGTTTGTAAGTTGATACTTCGGGATTTGGAAGATGTCGAGTCCATGGAAAGTTTTGGAATATGCTTCGACTGTCAGGATTTTTTTTATTGGCCTAATTTGGAAGAGTGGAAAAAAGGCTGGCGACCAAAAAAAGAAGAAGTTCATAAAAAGTTGAATAATTATTATATAGTCAAGGAGAAATAACATGGAAACACAAGCTCAAATTTTAACTTTCGAAGAAACAAATATCTTAGGAAATATTCTTAATACTAGTTTTGGAAAATCTTCTACAAGGGATGCCGGATATGGTATTAAAACTACCTTAGCTGGAAATTCACTTACAATAAAATATCAAACGATCGTTCATTTTAATAGTTCTGATGGGCTAGCCACACAGAAAAAGGAACATGAGAGACAATCTAACGAAATGCTATCAAAGAAAATGACTGAAATAAAAGCGGATTTCCGTGAACAGTCTGGAAGAGCATTAAAAATCAAGGAAGTTAGTAATAGCGATGACGTAGAATTGGTTTCAGCTTCAGCTTACAGTGAAAGGAAAATTGCATATTACAGGCGCGCGCTAATTTTTGAGATTAGCTAATGGCTCCGAAAAATAAGCAGAAGCAAGTTAAGGAAATTATCCGATGCGGGAAGGATCCAACGTATTTTTTTAACAGGTATGTAAAAATTCAGCATCCTACTAAAGGTACAATTCCTTTTAAGACCTATGATTTCCAGGATCAATGCGTAGACGATTTTCGAAAACATCGTTTTAATATAGTGTTAAAAAGCCGTCAGCTTGGTCTTTCTACAATTTCAGCAGCATACGCTGCTTGGCTAGCAATTTTCTATAAAGATAAAAATATATTAGTTATTGCAACGAAGCTTTCTGTTGCTCAAAACTTTATACGTAAAGTAAAGTTTGTTTTGCATTCAATGCCAAATTGGTTGTTGTTGCCAGAAATTGTTAATAATAATAAACAGGCACTAGAATTCTCTAATGGTTCAACTATTAAAGCTATTCCAACATCGGAAGATGCAGGTCGTTCAGAAGCTTTAACGTTGTTAATTGTTGATGAAGCAGCTTTTGTTAGAAATTTCGACACTATTTGGACTGGACTATACCCTACATTGTCTACTGGCGGTCAGGCCATTGTTTTATCAACCCCGAATGGCGTAGGTGGACAATATTATGATCTCTGGATGCAGGCTAAATCCGGAGAAAATGTTTTTAATCCAATTAAATTAACCTGGGATGTGCACCCGGACCGGGACGAAGTTTGGTTTAGCGAAGAAACAAAAAACATGTCAACAAAGCAGATTGCGCAGGAATTATTATGTGATTTCCAAGCTTCGGGCGAGACATTTTTACAATCTGAAGACATCGAATATTTTCGACAATTAATTAAAGCTCCTATCGAACGATGGGGCCCTGATATGAATGCTTGGATCTGGAATTATCCATTATCGACGAAAAAATATATAATATCTGCTGATGTTTCAAGAGGTGATGCATCAGATTATTCAACATTCCATGTTATTGATACAGAACTATCTACTGTAGTTTGTGAATATCGTGGAAAGCTTCCTCCTGATAAATTCGCACAAGTTTTAGCAGAAGCCGGCCGGAGATATAATAATGCTACAATATGCCCGGAGAGTAATTCTTATGGATATGCCGTTATAATGAAGCTACGAGATTTAGGTTATAAAAACATATATTTTGAAAATGAAAAAGACTATTTTTCCTTCCTTTACGGCGGTGGTGATATTGCTAAAGCTGGATTTAGTACTCAAACTAAGTCAAGAAATATGATATTAACAAAATTAGAAGAGGTGCTTAGAACAAAACAAATTACGGTATACTCTAGTAGATTTTATGAAGAAATGAAAACATTCATCTGGGAAGGGAAAAAAGCTCAAGCTAGAAAAGGGGCCAATGATGACCTGGTTATGAGTTTAGCAATCGGTGTTTGGTTATACGATACTAGTCCGCAATATTCAAAGCAGGCCGTTGATTTAAATGCGGCAATGCTAGCTGGTTTTGGTGTTAACAGTACTGAAATTAATGATACAGTATTAAAATCGCCGGCAATTACTACTGACGGTAGTAATTATACTAAAGATGTTAGGAAAAGTTGGGATTCAACAAATAATCCTTTCTCAAATTTAGATTGGCTTCTCAAATAGAACCAAGGATAGATAATGGCTGAACAAAATTTATTTCAAAGGCTAACAAAGTTATTTTCTTCAGGCCCTACTATAAAAAGAAGGGTTAGGAATTTTAGTAAAAATGATGCATCGGCTTCTTCGGCTGTTGATCTATTTAAAAAAGCCCATTCAGACGTCTATAATTCCACACTGAGCGCGTACGGTACATTTGATCGTATGGCTAGATATTCTGATTTTTCCGAAATGGAAAGCACCCCGGAAATAGCATCAGCTTTAGATATATACGCAGAGGAAACAGTAGCACCAGATGCATATGGAAGAAGTCTTCATATTTATTCTGAAAATAGAAAAGTAAAAGAATTACTAGAAACCCTGTTTTATGATACTCTAAATATCGATTTTAATCTCGT